ATCCTCAGTCTTGAGAGCCTCAAAGCCCACCGCAACATTGCCGTCACCCGTAGTCAAAGCCGTACCTGCTTCATCGCCCACGACAGTATTATAATTACCACCGCTTGCGATAGAGTTACCTGCGTTGACACCTAGTCGTAGGTTGCTTGTGCCTGATGTAGTAGATGAGTAGTCACCTGTCACAGACAAGGAAGAAGGGTTAGTACCTAACTCGACAATAGCTGCTGATGCGTTCTCAGTGTATAGACGCTTGTCAGTGACGTTAACCGCTAACTCACCTTGTACTAGATCGCTTGCAGAAGGTGCGTCACCGCCTGTGGAACTGTTCTTAGTTACTATCTTTGTAGCCATAATTGTATACCCTTAGTATGTGCCGCCTAGTAGCGTACCCGCAGTCATGTTGTCTGCATTTAAAGTTGAGTTAGATTGTAAAGCTGAGTCTGCCTTACCGCCCTGTGTTGATGTAGCGTAAGCTGATGCGGCTGTGGTGGCTACATCTCCCAACCCTAGTGTAGTTCTAGCTGCACCTGCGTTAGCATCGTCTATTAGCGTAGCCCCGTAGGTAGACACCGTAGAGGCCACTAGAGCGTTGTCTGCCTTAGTGCCTTGGGTTGCTGTAGCATAAGCGCCAGTAGCCGTTACAGCGGCTGTGCCTAGCCCTAACGTAGTCCTAGCTGCCCCTGCATTGGCATCATCTATTAAAGAAGCACCATAAGTAGAAACTGTAGAAGCCACCAGAGCATTATCTGCTTTAGTGCCTTGCGTTGCTGTGGCGTATGCGTTAGCTGCTGTGGTAGCTACTGTGCCTAATCCTAGAGTAGTACGTGCAGCGCCTGCGTTAGCGTCATCTATTAAGGAAGCACCGTAAGTAGACACTGTGGAAGCTACTAGTGCATTGTCTGCCTTAGTTCCTTGGGTCGCAGTAGCGTATGCATTAGCTGCTGTCGTGGCTACTGTGCCTAGCCCTAGGTTGCTTCTGGCTGTGCTTGCGCTAACTAGGTCGGACAGGTTGTTAGCTTTGACTGCTGCACCAGAGAGTGTACTAGATGCACTTGAGGCGCTACTTGCGGCTGCTGTAGCACTGTTGGCTGATGCTGTTGCTGAGTTAGCGGAAGCAGTGGCTGAGTTAGCTGAAGCTGTTGCAGTACTCGCTCCGCTAGTAGCACTGTTGGCTGCTGCGGTTGCTGATGCTGCTGATTCGTTTGCTTTAGTTGTTGCAGTACTTGCAGATGTGCTTGCACCTGAAGCACTAGCAGCGGAGGCGCTTGCTTTTGTAGTGGCTATGACAGCCTGTGCTGTGACTAGTGTAAGGGTAGAGTCCGTATTGGAATCTCCCGCACCACCGTCACCTCTAAATATAGCCATGAATAGTCCCTACAGAAACAAACAAGAAAAAGAAAGGAGGGACTCCGAAGAATCCCCCCAGTTTGTTACCTATGTTTAGCCGTTGACAGCTATAACAAGACCTGCTTCTGGACGTAGTACCTGAGTACCGTACAGAGTGTCAGCAGTGTAAAGAGTTCCTAACCACTCTTGCTTGTACTGAGTTTGTGAGCGGATAGCTTGCTGCTCTGCAAGAACCATTGCGTCCTTGTGGAACAACATAGCACCTTTAACGTCACCGCCTGCTGAGTTAGCAGAAGCAGTTTCAATAATAGGCACGTTGCTAGAAACAAATACGTCAATGCCGTACAAGTTACCGATCTGTCCGTTCTTAACACCACGACCGTCTACAAAGTCAGAAGACATATAACGATCAATACCCATGATGGCGTTACGCAGTGAAGGAGGAACAACAAAGCTACGGTTATCCATAGGGGTGTCTGCGTCATCCAGAACCTGAATAGCAGCACGAAAGCCTGCGTCAGTGAATACGTCACCGGCAGCTACAGTGTCAACTGCATAAGCAGTAAGACCAGTAGATGCGTCAATGAAGCGCACGTTGCTGTGAACATAGTCAGAACCAGAACCGTTGTCATCACCGAACTTCTTGCCCAAGGCAAACAGATCGCTGTCAACTTGCTTTGCCAAGCCATAACCCGCATCGCCAGTGTAGAAAGCGCGGAGTGAAGCAAGAGCCTGTACTTCGGTAATGTCTTCGATCAAACGAGAGAATTCAAAGTGCTTGTCAATGTTTACAAGTACTTCAGACTCAACAGTCATCTGAACAGTAACAGCAGTGTTGGCTGCTTTAGCAGTGGCTGAACCACGGGTAGGTTTAGGGATATGAATCACATCGCCTTTCTTACCTGTCATTGGCATTTTCTTGACTAGGTTAGCCAAGGTTAGGTTTTGCTTGTATGCAGCAATTACTTCATCACTCCAGATTTCTGGGATGAACTTAGCTGCGCTTGTGTTGTCTACGAAACCGCCTGTGGCGGGATATACTGATGTAGCCATGATAATACTTCCTTAAAAGAGTTTTATTTACGGACTCTTCCTGTTGCGTATGCATCCATTATCTCATCACTCAAGGATAGATAGCGTTCAGGATCGTCCTGCATAAGTTTAATAATGTCTGAACGTCTATAAACTTTACGCGACTTAGCTTCACTACTACCTGTAGCTCCACCTGTGGAAGCGTTCTTAATTGCTTCCTTACGTTGCGTCTTCTCTGTGGCTACCGTCTGACCAACTACTTGTTGACGTTCCTTCCAATTAGTGAAAAGTTCATCAGCGGCTTCATGGTCATAACTCTGGTCTGCCTGTACAAAAAGCTGTGTCCGAATCTTTGAAGCTTTGATCCAATCAGCAAACTTAGTATCAGTCAGGATGTTTTGCATGTCGGGATGACGTTGTTGCAATGCAGCCTGTGCTGTACTCTGCTTATACTGTTGGTTCTGTGCTTCAGCCGCCTTGATTGACGGATGATTCTTAATAGCCCTCTCGACTGCCTTGTCGGGATCAGAGAAAAAGTCTATGTCTTCTTCAGGTTCTGGGGTTGCTTTTGTTGTGTCGAGTTGTGTCTGGATATAGTTATCAACGACTGATCTTAGTTCCCCTACTTCTGAACTTTGACGGCCTAGGAGCTTCTCAGCTTCTTGGTGCATCCGTACAATCTCTGCTGTACTTTTGTTCTTATACTTATCGGGGATGTCATCTTCGGGAGCAGGGGTTTCCTGTTCAGGTTCCTGTGCCTCTATCTGACTGATCTCTGCTTCGTCTTCTTCTGTTTCTAAACGCTCGTCTACTAGTGTTGCCATTATTAAACTCCGTGAGTAAACTCATTATGGAGGTGTATTATGTAGGGCTTCCCAGTATTAGGAATTGGCCTTACGCTCTTGTTGCAGTTTCTGTGATCTATTCTTCATCCACTTTCTGGTAGCACCCAAAAAATCTCCAGAGATGGGATCAAGCTTAGATCGAACTGCGCTTATAATCTTTACGGCATCCTTGCCGCATACTTCACATTCGGTTGTTGTACACTCTGATTCTCTGTATCTCTCAGTTATGTGCGAGTCCTCACAACAATACTCATACATGGCTCTCATTGTATCATGTCTTCTTCTGCCGCTTGCTCTATAAAGTCTTGCTCTGCGGTGTCCATCTGAGCTTCTAAGTTCAATAGATTAGCTATTACGGAAAGTTGTCCTTTGCGGAAGCGTAGGTCATCTCCATCTTTAGTTAGTTCTATTGAGTTAATCTGTACCGCGCTAGTATTTAGATCGTCTAGTAGCTGTTTCCAACCTAGTGATCCAAACATCATTCTCATTTCACGGTAATATAGCTCAAGTTCTTTGTCGATCATACTGTTTCTCCATAAGGACAGTTGATTAAATGTAGTTTACCTAGTAAGTATACCATAGATACACCTAAATGTCAAGGTATTTCTTACTTACTTAGGCTTCTTCTGCTTATTCTTGAGGACTCTTGCGCCCCTCTTAGGCAAAGACACTGTAGACTTCTTAACTTTCTTAGGTGGTTTACTTCCGTACATAGTTATCTCCTCGATTTAGCACCGGAACACTTCCAACGCTTACGTGATAGGTTATTAGGTGTGTTAGGATCGTTCTGTTTAGCTTTAGACAATCCTTTTTTGATACCTAGGCTTCTAGCACAATAGGAATCGCCTTTAGAAGTCCCCGCTTGTACGCGAGAACCCCCACCTTTGGCCTTACCTGCCTGCCCATAGCTAACTTTCTTACCGTCAGCAGTTATCTTAACCTTTGCTTTTCCCTTTGACGGTGTTTTTGTTGGCATTCTTAACATCCTCTTCCAGTGTAGCTAGTTTTTTAAATAGTTCTTCAAACTTAGTATTAATCTGTGCTACTACACTCTCTAACTCTCTTGAACTTATCATTGTAAAGGCAATCCTTGTGGTGGTTGAGCAGGCTGTAGTGCCTGTTGTTCAACTTGCTGCTGTTGCGGTAGTGGTGTAGGCATTGGCATTGCTTGTTCTTTGATGTTACCTTCCTTAACTGCTACTTCACGTTCCTTTAGAAGCTGCCCTGAGATTTTAAGACGCTTCTCAAACTCTTTATCGTCTGCATTACCTACCTGTAGTCCCGCAGTTGACGCTCTTATCCGATCAATCTCTAGCTCCTGTGGTATAGCCTGTGCTTCTACTTCCATCTTCTGCGATCTAGCGGCAGACTCTTGTGCCTGACCGTTAAGTGCAGCAGACTGAGCAGCTTTAAACTCCATTTCAGCTTGTTGTGCTGCTTGCTGTGCTTGCTGTTGCGCTTGTTCAGCTTCAGGATTAGGCGCGTTCGCTTGCTCTAGTGTAGCGATAAGCTCTTCACGGTTAGATAGGTTCATGTTGTCAATGATGGACATTACTAGCTTGGGATACATAGGAGTATCTGGAGACATGGTTTGTAGAAGCTGTACTAGCTGTGTAACTTCGTACTCACGGGCAATAATACCTAGTGAGCTAGAGGTATGGAACTTGTAGTCAGCTACTGGGTACATCTCAGGCTCAAACTGCATGTAGCGCCAAGCTGACTTAGTAACAAACGGGATAAGGAACGACTCTTGGAAGTTAATCAATGTACGCTTATGACGCTTAATGATAGCACCTAGAGACATAGAGACACCTGCGGCAGTAGACTCACCATTTACTGAGCCTGCAATACCCGCAGAGTCAATAGCACCTGTAGCTGTCTGTACCATTGTCTGTAGAGCCTGTGCTTGAGCAAAGGTAATCTGACTGACTTGTCCAAAGTTAAATGGCTGTAGGATTTCAGAAGGGTTGCCGTTAGTTAAAATAGTTTTTCCCGGCTGTATAGAAGGTTTAGCCCCTCTAGGCATACGTGACGCATCCATAGCCATCATAGGATGGATGGTGAGGGCAAGAGCGTCTATCCTAGCGCGTAGTTCTGCGTCTAACGCCTTCTGTGAGTTATAGCCTTTCTCACATACGCCTCTGCCCCAGAATCTGCTAGGCACAACGTCCCACGGGAATGACACTACTGGGCGATCCTGCATCATGTAGGGGTTAGCTGCTGCTTTGAGGAGAGTACCACCGTTGGCTATAACAACAATAGCTTCTACGTAGTAAGTATCTTCTTCTTCCTGTACTTCAGCAAACTCAATAACTTCTTCGTCTTCTGCTTCTTCCTCTTCTATTGCTTGAGTAAGCAAGTGGCGTGGCACAAGGCCATAGTACTTAGTCAGTCTGATCTTGTCATCATCGTAGCGTGACAGGTCTTGATCTGGCTCTATATCAAAGTCTGGAGTAGCTAGACCAATCTCCACAGTACGGTATACACCGCTTTCCTGTAGTTGTTCTACGGAGTGTGAAGGTACAAACTCATCTACAGCACAACCCAAAGCTGACTCAATGTCAGTGGCTACAGGGTCGATAAGGAAGTTCTGGGGCATTACAGGTCGAAGCTTAACGACAGTGCGGTCAATTATGTTGACACCTACAGCTTGCATCTCTCCACCCATAACAGGCTGAGTAGCAGGTTGCATTTCCTTAACTTCCTCTAAAACAATCTCAGCAATGCCTGTACCGAATACAGCAGCGTTGATTAGACACTCAGCCACGCCTTTGCGTACCTTGTTCTTCTTAAAGTCTTCGTCAAGGTGCTGACGCAGCATAGCAACGTCTTCGGGGTTCTGATCCATAACATCGTCTTTAATGTCAAAGAACTTACCACGGCCGAAGGTAGCTTCTTCCAACTCAGCTACAGATGACTCAACAGCCTGCTGTAGTGCAGGGGAGATAATCTGTGATCGCTCAGTGGTTCTTGTCCTGTCTTCCGAAGACCACTGGCCGCGCCAGAGTCTGTAGTACTCTTCAAACTTGTCGGAGTAGTTGGCTACGTAGTGATCTCTCCACCCATCGCACTTATTTATTACCCAATCTTCTAGGTGCTGCTCTCTCGCGTAGTTTTCTTTATCTTCAATCATAGTTAGTAGCCTGCGTATTTGTCGAGGAATTCGTAGTCTTCTTCTTCATAGTCGAAAGCGTAGGCAACCTTTGCAAGTTGATCTATGTACGCCAAGGAGTCTATCAAGTCATCGTGGACTAGTGGGTTAGGGAACTGGAATAGCTCATCAAGGAACTCTGTGTTCCACTTGCCCTTGTTTAATGTGATGTTACCATGCTCAAAGCGCCCCTGCAATGCCCACACAACACGATCTATCTTCTTCTTGTTGCCGTGGGTAAGCTCCTCTACGCGAAAGAATCGTTGGTTCTTCTTCATCTGATCGCTCAGATAAGGATACACAGCGTTCTTTAAGGCTCCTTTTTCAATTCCGACTGCGAGGGGCTTGTAGTCTCTGACTGCTTCAAATATGCGTCTTGCGGTCTCTTCGACACCCCAACGGCCATGTATAATATTAGCAACCCACCACCCGTCCACACCCGCTTTAACCACAGCAATTGCCGTCTGGTCAAGTCTTTTGGTTTTAGTCGTAACTTTCTGTACATCTGCAAATCCTGCCAAATCGACAGCAATGTAAAAATCACCATCTTTAGGTTCTTCCTCGCTAAACTTAACATCATCTTCTTTAAACAACTCACTGCCGTGAGCTTCAAACGAGGCCATAAACTCCTGACGAAAGCTAAAGGCTGACATTGATTTCTCAGCAGCCCGTATCTCTTCTGGGTCTAGTAATGGGTTGTCGAAGCTAGTAAAGTGATAACCTGCCCAATCATCATCATCGGATACACTAGCGTATGTAAACAAGTCATAGAAGTGATTACGTCCCATTGGCGTACCAATGAACATAGACTCACCCTTCTGATCCGCAAGAGCAGGGCGTAGTATCTGTTCCCACACCTCTGGCTTCATGTCGGCATACTCGTCCATCACCAAGTACTTTAAACTAACACCACGCATAGTCTCAGGTCTATCTGCACCCTTGAGGGTTAACAGCGCACCATTGATGAACTTGATCTGTAGGTTGTTAACGTGGCTAGAGGCTATGACACCATGACCTAGCTCAAGTAACATCTGCCACATAATGTCCCTAGCCTGCCCCTGTGTAGGAGCAACGTAGAACACTTGGCCCTTCTTGGCTGACAAACAGTTTAGTATTAAAGCCCAAGCAGCTAGACGAGACTTGCCTGTACGTCTACCTGCGGCTATAACTTTAAATCTTGTAGTGTCTTCGTAGACTTCTTGCTGCCACGGGAGTAGCTCAACCTTTAAATCAGCCAAACTAATAGCACCACATTACAGGAGACTCATTACCGTCAATACTGCGGATGTCAACATGCACAAAGCTACTAGCAATTCCAATTCCTGTAAAGCCCATTTTAATGGCCTCTTCAACAATCTTGTACCGCTGTATTCCATTGCTAACTTTAATATCCGCTGCGATTCCTTGGGCATGGGTTCCTGCTTTCTCCTTCTTCCGTTCGATTGGGTGGTCTTCTGATCTGAAGCCACTAGTGATAACGAAGGGGAACTGACACTTTGCTCTTAACATATCTAACTTCAATAGTAAATCATCACTGATCTCATTGTCGCCTGTGTACTGACAGGCAAACTCTTCTCTAGTGAAGTAATCTAAATCGTTGTTAATGTTATGCATCTGTGTATTCCCCTTCAATGGGTTCCGCACCACCAGAGATGACAGTAGTCTCGCCACCAACTCCAGTAATGGATATATTGATGGCACTCTTACCTCCAGAGTCTCTGTCTTTCTCAAAGTAGCTGACGGGTAGTAATCTATCCATACAGAGCTTCCAAGCCGCTGCTTGGTTCTTATGATCATCGTCCAAGGCTGCTGACAATATACTATCCAACACCTTCCTACTCTTAGGAGATGCTAGCATTCTAGCCTTGTAATCATTAATGATAGCCGCATCACCCTTGGGTCTGCCTAGGGCCTTGCGGCTACCCTTGGATTTTGACACAACTGTTGACTTCTTTGGTCTGCCCTTCTTAGGCTTATCTATTTCTTTAGTACTGCTCAAAGCATACCCCTTAGTTATCTTATGTATACTTAAGTATGCTTTAGGAGATACTTTAATTATTTCTTTAATAATATCTTTAAAGCTTTACTGTAGTACCTATAAGGCGATTGGTTATCTTTATGTCTTAATATACTATATATTATATCATATATCAAAGTAAAAGTCAAGAACTATTTACTAAAGCCCCCTAAATAACCTGCCTAACTAGTGTCATACTTGTGTCAATACTTATGTCCTTTAGTACACCCCTGTATACATAAGGGCCTTGACCACAGAACCACAGGTAGATCAAAGACTTACAGGTACACACATGGATACTGTTGTCAAGCCTATTTTCCCTCTTTTTTGTATGTCAGCGGGTACTGATAACACGTGAGCAAACTTTTGGCCCCCCCCGTGTACCTTTTTATCCACAGGTTTTGCACATGTTACCCACATGATAGCCACAGGATACACACAGCCTATACATAAAGCATACATAAGGCATACACAAGTTATACACAGGGTGAGTGCGTGTGTGCCGTATGGTACTATAGCACACACCTGCATCCCTCACTGTATGCATACACAGGTTGACACAGGTAGACACACATGATAATAAAAGGCTGACGCACTGGTGGCGAATTGGTATATAAGGTAGGCAGTAGGGTCATGCACAGAATGCATACAGTTATCTTAGGTCATGCGTTTAAATCATTAGACAATAGCGTACAAGTCTATAGAATAGCGGCATACACACAGAGACAGAGGATATAACAATGACATTACTTATAGAAGATATGCCTATCGAAGTTTTAGAGTTACCAAAAAAGTATAGAGATTATGCGATACTATTAGCCAATGACGGCTTAATAGATGAGTGGGTAGAGGTTTTCGATGCAATTAATGAATGCGACCTGCAAACCCAAGAAGAGGAGCTGATGATATGAATACTGTACTTGTACTGCTATTAGTGATGCTTATATTGATATCAGTGGTGGGCTTTGTCGTAGGGTTTCTAGGCAGCATCGCGTGGCTCGCGGCTGTCATGGCCGTCATGATGATATTCTATAGCTATATACTTGTAAATTTACTAGAGAACTAGAGGTTACACAATGAAATCAATACTAATCGAGATCAAGCATAGCTATGGCCGCAAGGTCATATACCCCGCCTGTAATAACGCAGAGACCTTTGCAAAGATAGCAGGCACTAGGACATTAACAGCGGATGCACTGGTTTTAATCGAACAGCTAGGCTATACTATCGACACCATTACACCAGACTGGAGAGATTAACAATGACACAAGACGAAATTAGCAAGATGATAGATGACACAATCGCAGAGCAAGATGAGGCCCAAAGAGAAGAGGAGCTAGAAGATTTACTAGATTTATTAGGATTTGACGATTAGTTGATTTATCGTGTCCACTAGACTATAGTGGGCATTATTAAACTAACTAAACTAAACCAAGAGGCAGTACAGATGAAAATTAAACAGATAGCTAGTAACATGACCGAACTAGACCTAGGGTTTGCACAGGTATTTTTCAGCTATGAGACACCAGTGGCCGCATGTCTAACAGATGGCACACTGGTACGCACAGCAACCAAGTACAGTGTTACCACCACTAAGCACATCAATAAGTGGTTGCAGGGCTGTGAGGCGCTTACAGTGCCACAGGATCGCATTGATTGCCTGCTCACATCGTCAAGCGAATGTGATTCAGATTATAGCGAGGTGGCATGATGAAACAGTTGATAATATTTTACACCAAATGGATCACAATAGGCTTTGCAATTGGCTTTGCAATAGGGTATATTATCGGTCACTTACAACAGAATGGAGGTATATAAAATGGCTATAGGTTGGAATGGATCATGTGAAGATTGGCTACACGGTGACGAACATTGGAATCATGACATCGTAGAGGAGGCAGATGACTCCGATGATTATGAGCCAGTGGACGATGAGGAGCTAGCGGAGATATTGGAAAAAATCAGAGTCAAACAACGCAAAGAGTATTGGCTATATTTACAGCGGGAGTACCCCGCAATCGAGAGGTATAAAGCATGACATTAGAACAAAGGAGAGGAGAGGTTACAATGTTAGACCTGAATAGCCACATGGCGAGTATGTCACTACTAGAGTACCATATAGGGCAGTGGCACATTAACCGCAACCTGATTGAAGGGTCGAGCGATATAAAACAATTCGATAAGCTACTAGAGGAGGTAGAGGAACTTAGGCTCTCATTAGATGGCGATCTAACGCCCATAGATGACCTAGGCGATATTATGGTAGTATTAATCAACATTGCCCATAGAAATAACTTGACACTGCATGACTGCATGGCGCATGCTTATGACGAGATCAAGGAACGCAAGGGCCAAATGGTCGATGGTATTTTTGTTAAAGAGAGGAGCAGGGCATGAATATTTTAGGCAGGACGCTAGGCGTTGAGTTTGTAAACGGATGCGGTATATATCTGGAGCTAGCTGACAGTCGAGCAGTCTGGTGCTTCAATACAGACACAGAGGAGACAGTTGCAATGCCATTTGTCGGTGTGTTACTCTACCTCCCCTTTATCCTGATTAGTTTCGGGCGTGTATATGACGAGGTAGAAATATGAGTAGAATCAAAGAGAACCTGATAGGCTACGAGCATGAGCCTAACGATTGGATAGAACCGACAGCTTTAGAGATGTGCGAGGAGCTAGTCGCGCATGACCTGTACTGCATGACACTCAGTGAGGTAAAGTTTAGGGTTGCAAAGCAGGTGCGAGAGGAGTACTATAGTCAAGACATAAACATTATGAGACAGCAGTACATAGCCGCCTTCGGCAAAACAGACAATTACAATGAGGTATTTTAAGATGAGCAGATGCAAAGCATGTGACGTTATACTAGGGGAATACGAGCTAAAGCGTATAGACAAACTAACAGGGCATCATGTTGACCTGTGCAATGTATGCTATAGTCACAGCAATGACGCTATAGAGGACGCTAGTTCAGAGTTTAAACATCTTTATACAGGTTTATTTACTAAAGAGCTTGACACACTTGTCGAACACTAGTATAATATTCAGGTAATCAAGGGGAAATGCTTTAAGGATTATCATTAAAGATTATAATTAAAGCATACTAAAGTAGTACCAAAGCGGCACAGCAGTGTCATAACTTTAAGCAAAGAGGCAATACCAATGGCAGTAGTAGAAGGCATAATAGCGTTTGAGAATCTATACACCCACGAGATGTATCAGGGTCAATCCACAGGCAAGTACTCAGTTGTCATTAGCCTAGATGACACCACAGCAGACCAGTTAGCAGGTCTTGGCATCAAGATGCGAGAGTATGAAGGCGTTAAGCAGCGCAAGTTCAGTAGCAAGTACGACATTGGAGTCGTAGACAAAGAAGGTCAGCCCTTTATGGGTCGCATAGGTCGAGGCTCTAAGGTCAGGCTATTGTGGCAGGAAGGCCCACCACACCCTGTCCACGGCACAGGTACGTACCTCAACAAGATCAAGGTCTTGGAAGTGGCAGAGCAGGAAGCAGGCGAGGACTTCTGATGTCAGTAGAGTCAACATTCGTCCAACATGAGGCATGCCCTTCGTGTGGCTCATCGGACAATCTGGCTCGTTATAGTGATGGACATGCAGTCTGCTTTTCGGGGGGCTGCAACCATTACGAACACGGCAAGGGTCAGATAGGCCAAGCAGTACAAAAGAAACCAACGAGGCTTTTAGAGATGACCGGAGTAGTAGCAGCGATACCCGACAGGCGTATCAATCAAGAGACAGCCAAGCGTTATGGTGTCACGGTCGAGTACGGGACGGATGGTAAGATAACCAAGCACCACTATCCCTACTTCGACAAAGACACAGGCACAGCGACAGGCACAAAGGTGCGGATAGTAGAGAACAAACAATTCTATGCGACAGGAGGTTTTGACAATGCAGGTCTCTTCGGCCAACAGGCGTTCAAGTCAGGCGGCAAGTACATCACGGTCACGGAAGGCGAGGCAGACGCAATGGCTGTCAACGAAATGTTTGACGGGAAGTGGCCCGCAGTCAGCATCAGATCAGGAGCAGCAGGAGCAGCCAAAGACATCAAAGCCAGTCTCGAATGGCTAGAGACCTTTGACCACGTAGTCATCTGCTTTGACAATGACAAGGCAGGGCAGGAGAGTGCTAAGTCAGTGCTTAATCTGTTCACCCCCAACAAGGCCAAGAACGTCACGCTGCCTATGAAGGATGCGGGTGATATGCTTGTGGCTCGTAAGGTGTCTGACTTTGTAAAGGAGTGGTGGAATGCCAAGGCGTTTAGACCTGACGGTATTGTCTCAGGTTTAGACACATGGGATTTACTTCAAGAGAAGAGGGATGTCAAGTCCATACCCTATCCTTGGGAATGCTTGAATGCTTTTACCTACGGCTTTAGACCGCAGGAGTTAGTGACCATCACATCAGGGTCAGGCATGGGTAAGAGTCAGATCATGCGAGAGCTTGAGTATTATTTATTGAAGAACACGGAAGACAACATTGGCATCCTAGCACTGGAGGAAGACATACCTAAGACTACGTTAGGTATTATGTCTATGGAGGCTAACAAGCTACTTCACGTACCAGAGGTACGAGCAGGGGTATCAATAGAGGAAGAGCGTGGTTATTGGGAAAGGACGTTTGGTTTAGATAAGGTACATTTGCTAGATCATTGGGGTAGCACAAGCGAGGACGATCTGTTAGGCCGTATACGATACATGGCTAAAGGTCTGGACTGCAAGTGGATCATCCTAGATCACCTTAGTATTGTGGTGAGCGATCAGGAAAATGGCGATGAGCGTAAAGCTATTGACAGTATTATGACAAATCTTAGGAAGATAGTTCAGGAGACAGGTGTAGGGCTATTCCTAGTGTCACACCTACGCAGACCTAGCGGCTCTAAGGCGCATGAAGATGGTGGTAAGATCAGCCTAGGGGAGCTACGAGGCAGTGCCGCAATCGCACAGCTTAGTGATATTGTTATTGGTTTAGAGCGTGACCAACAACATGCTGACCCTACTACACGCAACACAACCTGTGTCCGTGTGTTAAAAAATAGGTTCGTGGGGTTGACAGGGCCTGCCTGTTACCTGTATTATGATAAGGAGTCTGGTCGAATGATAGAAACCAGTTGTCCAACAGGTGATGAAGCGGAGTTCTAAAATGAGACAGTTTGTGTTTGACATAGAAGCCAATGGGTTTAACCCAGACACAGTATTTTGTGTATGCATCCATGAGATAAAGAATGATGATAACATTTACGAGATACATCAGGAGTGTCTCAAGAGAGGTAGGTTTCAGGAGTGGTTAGATGCAGAGGGAGAATGCGAACTGATAGGACACAACATCATAGGTTATGACATACCTGTATTAGAGAAACTGTTGGGTGCAGACTTTAGCAAGTGTAAGATCACCGACACTCTAGTCATGTCAAGATTAGCCAACCCATCACGCGAAGGTGGACACTCACTGGAGAAATGGGGCAACACACTGGGGCAACCCAAGGGAGACTTCAATGATTTTACTACGTATTCAAGAGAGATGGTGGAGTATTGTAAGCAAGACGTTAGGGTTAATGTGTTGGTGTACAAGAGGTTACTTCTTGAGCTTGCAGATTTTGGAAGTGAAAGCATTGAACTTGAGCATCAAGTACAGAATATTATTAATACTCAGATCAAAAAAGGTTGGCTTTTAGATCAAGAGAAGTCATTCATATTATTAGCGGAACTGAAGGAGAAGAAGTATGAGCTTGAAGACAAGGTACATGAAACTTTTACACCACTACCGACATTTATCAAACAAGTTACACCGAAGATTAAGAAAGATGGTACGTTCTCTATCGTCGGACTCAAGTTCCTAGGCGATCACTGGGTCACAGCGCAAGCACCATTCAGCCGCATTGATTGGCCCGTGTTTAACCTAGGCTCACGACAGCAGATAGGCAGACACCTAGAGTACTTCGGTTGGAAACCTAAGACATTCACTGAGACAGGACAGGCCATCGTAGACGAGGCGGTGCTGAAGGAAGTGAAAGGAATACCAGAGGCTACACTGATAGGCGAGTACCTGATGATCCAAAAGCGTATCGCGCAGGTACAGAGTTGGTTAGATGCAGTCAAAGATGATGGTAGAGTACATGGGTACGTCAATCCTAACGGTGCTGTGACGGGACGCATGACACACTCTAGTCCTAACATGGGACAGATTCCTGCGGTCTACTCACCCTACGGCAAGCAGTGTCGTGATGTGTGGACAGTACCAGAGGGTTACAAGCTAGTAGGTATGGATGCTTCAGGGCTTGAGCTTAGAATGTTAGCACACTACATGAATGACGAGGTATACACTAATGAAATACTCACGGGAGATATACACACAGCAAATCAGTTGGCTGCGGGCCTTGACACTAGAGATCAAGCTAAGACTTTCATCTACGCTTTCCTTTATGGGGCCGGAGATGCCAAGATCGGAAGCATCGTTGGAGGAACTAGGCGTGATGGTACAAGACTTAAAGCTGCATTCCTATCGAACACGCCTGCTCTTGGAAAGCTACGAGAACGAGTTGGACTGGCGGCTTCAAGAGGCTATGTTTATGGACTGGATAGGAGAAGGGTGTCCATACGATCAGAACACGCGGCATTGAATAGCCTCCTCCAATCAGCAGGTGCAATCGTTATGAAGAAAGCACTGTGTTTGTTGGAGGAGTACGCTACGATATGGGGCATTGACTATAACTTTATAGGAAACATTCACGATGAAATCCAGACAGAAGTCAGACAAGAGAAAGCAGAGGTTTTCGGAAGACTCGCTACTAGTTGCATCCAAGCAGCAGGAACTTTTTACAACCTCAACTGTCCCCTCGCAGGCGACTACAAAGTTGGCAATAGTTGGGCAGATACCCACTGATAAGACTTGTATAAGCTGCGCTGTACCTTTGACAAAAGATAACTGGTGGCCTTCCTTTGTAATGAAGAAGCACTACAAGTGTATGGGTTGTTACGACATACGTAGGACAGAGAACAGTATTAAGAGAGGCAACAGATCACCTAGTCTACTGGCTAAACTTTTCGGGCTTAAAACCAAAGATGTTTATGACCAAGTAACGGAAGGCTCAGTGTATGTGATAGCTAACGTAGCTTGGGGCGGTTGGGTTAAGGTGGGCATGGCTATTGATGCACAGGACAGGCTAAAGAGTTACCAAACCTCTTCCCCTTTCAGAGATTATGTGTTATACTATAGTTATACTACAGACAATAGAAGGAAGTCTGAAGCTGAAGCACACAGACTGTTGGAACAGAAGTATGAGAGAAGGAACGAGTGGTTCCTTTGTACACCTAGCCAAGCGGTAGAGGTTTTAAATGGACAAGACAACGGATAACGTGGTTGCCGATATCTATGCACTGATGGAAAGCAAGGACGCTGACCCATCAGTAGACGTAGAGGCAGAGATAGAGAGGTTCGGGGAAGGAGTCAAGGCTCTCATGCGTACAGAGTTTGGTCGGAAGAAGCGAGAGGATAACCGGAGGCTACGCCTCAGTAACATCGGCCGTACCGACAAGTACTTGTGGAATCACTTTAACGGTACAGACGGTGAAGAGTTACAGCCACACACCTACGTTAAGTTTATGTATGGTCACTTGATTGAAGAGATGTTGTTGTTCCTCACACGCATGGCAGGACACAGCGTGACTGACGAACAGAAGGTGTGCAAGGTAGACGGTATCGTAGGACACATGGACTGTAAGATTGACGGTGTTGTTACTGATGTCAAGTCAGCAAGTAGCTTTGGGTTCAAGAAGTTTAAGGAAGGCACGTTAGCCTTTGATGATCCGTTCGGTTACATTGATCAGATCAAAGCATACGCTTACTCAGAGGGTGCAACAGAGTTCGGTTGGTTAGCAATGGACAAGGCAAACGGACACCTGACCTACCTTAAGTATGACCTAAATGACACAGAAGCACCAGTGTATGACATATTAAAACAACCCATTACTGAGAGGGTGGCCCATGTAAAAAAGCTAGTAGAGCAGCTAGAACCGGACGCGCTGTGTTATCAACCCGTACCGGACGGCAAGTCAGGAAACTTAAAGCTTGCTATTGGTTGCTCGTACTGTCAATTCAAAGACCATTGCTACCCAGATTTAAGAGTCTTCAACTACGCATACGGGCCAAAGTATTTATGTACCGTAGTCAACGAGCCAAAAGTAAGGGAGATTACTTTCGATGAAACAGGCTTTTAGATCAGGGTTAGAGAAGAAGTTATCAGAGAAGCTAGACGGGCAGTACTTGTTTGAACCTTACGGTCTGCCCTACACCACACACAGGACGTATCTACCGGACTTCGTACACGAAGACAAGGCAATACTGATAGAGTGCAAGGGCTTCTTCAGAGTAGGTGATACACAGAAGTACAAGGCAATCAGAGACTCCATGCCTGAGTGGGAGATAATCTTTGTCCTATCAAACCCTAGCAAGAAAGTACGCAAGGGTGGTAAGCTAACAATGGGGGAGTGGTGTGTTAAGGAAGGCTTTAAGCATTACACTATAGACACTTCAAAGGAAATGACCAAGTACATTAAAGGGAAGAAGCTACCATGCCACTAACCCTAGAGGAACTTAAAGAACAAGTGATCGCTACGCTAGATGAGGAGTTGATATGTGAGATGTTGTCAATCAGTACGTCAGACCTAGTGGATGCTTTTGAGGATAGGATAATTAAAAACTTTGACAAACTAGCAGAGGAGTTTGAGCAAGATGACCAGATTGAATGACGCAACACCTAGCATGTGGGACAGAGTAGCAAGAAAAAGTGCAGCCGCTTACGACATGGAGACAGAGAAGGGGAGACAAGCAGCATGGCAGGAGCTAGCTCACGTAGGATTAGAAGCTTGGGCAACACCTGCGGAGGAAGAGGCTGCTGAGATCAGCTTAGATGATTGCACTACTGAGCTTGATTGGGACGAAGAAGACGAAGAAGATATGGTTGGTGCGCCCAAGCATTACAACACAGGCAACATAGAGTGTATTGATGCAATAGAGGAATCCATGTCCAGTGTTGCATTCAAGGGCTACCTCAAGGGCAATTGCATGAAGTACCTGTGGCGTTACGACTACAAGGGCAAGTCGGTAGAGGACTTACAAAAAGCAGGTTGGTACTTAAACAAGCTAACGGAAATGGTAACAGAGGAGAACACATAATGGATCAGTACCAACAGTTTATACACAAGAGCCGCTACGCACGATGGATACCAGAGCATAGCCGTAGAGAAACATGGGCTGAGACAGTCTACAGGTATGTTAGTTTCTGGAGAGACCGTGAGCAGATTACAGTTAAGGAAGGACAGGAACTGTATGAAGCTATATACAACCTAGAAGTCATGCCTAGTATGCGCTGTATGATGACAGCAGGGCCTGCACTAGCCAAGGATAACGTAGCAGGCTTTAACTGTAGCTACCTAGCCATTGACTCACCACGTAGCTTTGACGAGCTTATGTATGTGCTGATGTGTGGCACAGGTGTAGGCTTCAGTGTTGAGCGTAACTTCATAACCAAACTACCTGTCGTAGCTGAGACATTCCACAAGACTGACAGTGTTATTGTTGTTAGTGACAGCAAGGTTGGTTGGGCTTCAGCCTTCCGTGAGTTGATTGCTATGCTGTACGCAGGCAAGATACCACAGTGGGACATGAGCAGAGTCAGAGTGTCAGGCGCAAGACTAAAGACCTTTGGTGGTAGAGCATCTGGCCCAGAGCCTTTGATTGACCTGTTCAACTTCTGTGTCGCAGCGTTTACCAAGGCAGCAGGACGCAAGCTAACATCTATCGAGTGTCACGATGTTGTCTGTAAGATTGCTGACATTGTAGTTGTTGGTGGTGTACGTAGGTCTGCACTGATCAGCCTGTCTAACCTGTCTGACCCACGCATGGCAAAGGCTAAGTCAGGTAACTGGTGGGAGTTAGAAGGACAGCGTAGACTCGCTAACAACAGCGTAGCGTACACTGAGAAGCCTGACTTCGAGTCCTTCCTCAGTGAGATGCAGAACATGTACGAGTCTAAGGCAGGTGAGCGTGGTATCTTTAGTCGTGTAGCGGCACAGAAGATAGCGGCACGTAACGGACGTAGGGATGCTGATCAGGACTTCGGTACTAATCCTTGCAGTGAGATCATCCTACGCAGTAATCAGTTCTGTAACCTGTCAGAGATTGTTGTACGTGGTGATGACACACTAGATACACTGAAGAAGAAGGCACGTATAGCAGCGATCATAGGCACACTACAAGCCACGCTAACGGACTTTAGATACCTACGTAGTGTATGGAAGAAGAACACAGCGGAAGAGGCACTACTGGGCGTAAGCATGACGGGTATCATGGATCATTGGCTGTTGGGCAAGGGAGAGTCGAAGGACTTAGCTAAGTGGCTAGAGGAAGTAAGAGATGTTGCTGTTGACACTAACAAGGAATGGGCTGAGAAGCTTGGTATTAATCAGTCTGCTGCTATTACGTGTGTTAAGCCGTCTGGTACTGTGTCTCAGCTTGTTGACTCTGCTAGTGGTATACACCCTAGGTTCTCTAAGCATTATATTCGCAGAGTACGTAGCGATAAGAAA